TGCTGATAGCCGTAAATAGAGGTAGTTTGCTTTTGCATGATGTAGCCTTACGATAAAAAGCGTAATTTATATAGGGTTCTTAAATACAATTCAATAATGCCGTCGATTAGGTTCTGAAGGGGCGCATCATCTTTAGCGCACACTTCGTAGCGGCACTTCTCAATCTCTGCTAATTGTGACGCTAAAAACTCGGTGACATTGCTTGTTTTCTTAGCTGATTGTAGCCCGATTGACCCAATTAAACCGTGGCGGCCTTGATACGCTTCAGCAAAAGAATCAGCTAAATCAATGATGTTTTCATAAAACTTTTGCAAGGCTTTATGTTTGGCGTAAGAGCGTGTGTTCAGGTGTACCGAATGCACAACGTCGCGCGCCAAAAACAGCATACCTATGAATTCCGCGCATTTCATTGTGGTTGCTCCATCGGAGGTTGTTGCATCATTTGTTCAGGTGGTGGCTGTTGCATACCCTGATCCATAGGTGGCTGTTGCATATCCGGCATCTCAAACTGCTCGCGCTGGGGTGCGCCGCCGATTAGGTCACCTGTATCCAACGCAGCGGCAATAGTGCCTTGCACAATGTCTTGGATTTGCTCAAAGGTCATGCCGGCTTGGACGGCTGAGATACGCTTGGTTTCAGCGTCAAACGCCTTAATCTGCGCCTCAAAGTCTTTGCGCTCAGATTCTTGCACTTCCATTGACTTAGCCACGTTCTGAAGCATGGTGTGCATCTGCTCCATCTCTTGACCCATTGCCTGAATTTGCTGCTCGGCAGCTTGCAAGGCGGGGTCTTTGTCGTTGGTTTCAAGAAGTTTAGGGTCGATCGTCTTGGCAAACCGCTTGGCCATCTCTTGTGCGCCTGGCCAATCCATGTTCTTAACAAACAAATCGCCCGCTACCGACCACAGTTGTGGGTTGCCTTGCAACAACTGACCCATTGCCTCAAGTGCTTCTTGGCGTTTGGTCATGTAGCTTGGGCCGGTCGTGACCATCACGTCGTACTTACCAACGTTGATGTTGTAAATTTTTTCAATTACCACACCTTGCTGATCCATGATCTTGTTGACCGGCATAGGCTGCTGCGGGTTCATCTTGGCAATGCTGACTTCCCCGTCTTCACCAATAATGCGCGCAATGCGCTCGGTGTCGTAAATCTTTGGTGCTAACTCAACAATCATGCGGGTAATGTGACGCACACCGCGCGCTAAGTTATCCACAAAGTGATAAGTACCGGTGTCGCCCTGTTTCTCTCGCGCAAGGATAGCTTTACCCGAGCGTTCATTAGACGTTGCACCAAGGCTTGAGTCATACTGCCCTGTGGTGGCTTTCAAGTCGTCTGAGGCACCCATCTTGGCTTGGATTAAGCCAGTCTGCGCCATAGGCGGTTGTGAGCGTTGGGGCAGGGGCAGTACACCACCCATACCGTCTGTCACATCAGGGTTTACCTCTAGATACGGCCAGTTCTGAGTGTTGGCAGTCTTCCATTGGTTCTCATAGCCCTCAAACTGCCCGCCATAGCCAATAAACGGGGCTTTGGGCGCCAAAGCTAGCATCTCTGCCTCTTGGCTAGTCCAATAGTTAATCATGCGCTGTGGGTCTTTTGCGTTGCGCACAAGCCCTGACACATAAATGCGCCCGTCGACTTCGTATTCGTTGCCAACAATACGCACGATCGGTATGTATTTGCCCGCCCAATCTTGCTCTTCAAGCACTTCGTAGCCGTTAATCTTGCGCCACTTCACTTTTTTGATGTCAGCAATGCGAGTTTTAAGTGGTTGACCAAACATCATCATCAACTGCTTGTCTTGGATGCTCCCCTTAACCGCCGTCTGATTGTCGGGGTACAGGTTTAAGGTCGAGGACTCATACACCACCTCAAAATATTCGGCAATGCGGATTGTGTCTTCGTTCAGCCAGTTGGAGAGCGACTGATCGCCCACGCCCATCTGTTGCAGACTTGATACGGGGGCGGCATCGGGGTACAAACGCTCATACTCTTCGCGCATGATGTCTTCGGTCAAGAAGCACCACTTAGCGTCCGAGCCACACGGGTCTTGGATTGTTGGATCCATATAGACGCTAAAACTGTTGCGAATACGCCCGATTTTAATGTCTTGGTCAAACGACTTTTCGTCGCAATACTCGGTTAGCAACCGGATATAGCCCTCGCCGTACACAACTTGGTTCTCGCAAGCCGTGTCATACGCCACATCCGCATCAGAAATGTACTCAATGTGGCGCACAAGCCCATCAAAGATTTCAGCCACTTCAACGTCAGCCTTATCGTCAACGGGGATTACTTTCCCACTTGGTCGATTTTGGCGTTGATCGTTGGTAACTTGGCGAACGTGCTGGGGAAGTTTGTTGATGGTAAGGCAGGGGCGCGCATTGATGGTCTGACCCTGAACTGCGCCCCGAGTAGCCAACACGTCGGCGGGCCATTGCCAGTGGTTGTCGGGGCTACCGGCAAAGAACTTGAGGTCATCAATTTCATCCTCTCTAGACTCCGAAAGCGCCGAAATGGCTAAGTCAAGACGGTAGCGCGCGGTAGAGAGGATGTCTTTGTCTTTCATACCAGTCCTATGACGTCCTTGTCTTTCATAATGAGAAGACCTTCATAAGTCTTGTCAATCGTGCCGCTGTACATGACGTGGTCACCGACTGACACCATTAGGGGGCGCTTGGAGTCTTTCTTGCCTGGCCCCGTTGCGACCACCACGCCCGTGCGGGTGTCTTCCTCGGGCATGATAATTAACCCGCTTTGCACAAACGGGTCAGGCTTGACAACAATATTGTCGTGTAATGGTCTTAGCATTATTGACCGTGAATGATTGCAAAGTTAAGGACAACAGCTTCAGCAAGTGGGCTTGCGCTAATGTTACGCAGCGTAATCGTAGCTGAACCGGCAGTCATGCTTGACACCCAAGCGTTGTACGCGCCGCTTGTAGCCGCACCCGATACGTTTAAAATCAACACGTCTTTGGCTGACAAGGTGCTGTTGGTCAGTGTAAAAGTCACGTTGGTGGCTGCGCCTAGCGAGGCTGCGTCCATTGTAATCTGACCAGATGACTTATTAAGCGTCACACCAGTAGATTTGCTTGTAAGCTGAGTGACCGTGCCTTGGGCGCCCGAGGCGTAACCAATCTCTGTACTAGCGTAGACAGTTGTACCAATTACCGAACTTGGTGTAGTTGCGCCAATAGGCGAATTGTCAATTGAACCACCAGACATAGCTTGATCACTATAAGCTACGCCGATTGCTTGTGAATTTGGCATTTTTAAGCTCCCATCCAAGAAGTTTGTAAACCGTTAGGTGAATAATTGCGACTTTTAGGTGCTGCGTACTCGCGGTGCGCGACGGGAAATGCAAACGTCACGCATATAGCATCTGCTGCATCAGGCGAGGCTAGACCCCTTGCCTTCATGTCTTTCTTAGACTCTAAAAAGATCGTGCCTTTAGAATCCGGCTTCATTACAGGTGATATTAAATCAGTTTTAAGCACTCTGTCACTAGGAATCGACGCTGTTTTAAGCCATTGTCGCATATCACCCCACATTTGCGCCCTTAAATTACCATACATCAGCGGGTTTTTGCTTCTATTGCCAAAATTCACACCTCGAATCTTGTAGCGTTGCTCTTTTAAACGGTCAACCACGCCCCCGCCCACGCCGCCTTCATCAATGACCACCAACGCGGGCTTATATTCTTCTATCGCCTCAATGACGTGCCCCACAACGGTCATCGTATCGTCGCCCTTGTAGCGTTTGATGCCAATAATGTCACGCCCTTGGCGGATTGCAATCACCGTTGAGTCAGAACCAAAGCGCGCTGGGTCAACACCCACAATAATAGGGGCGGATAAGTCTTTATGTTTGGCGCGACGCATGGCTTCGTCCACGATCATTGACGATATGAACTGATCATCACCGGCAGATGGGAAGTCACCGTACACTTCCACCGCTGCTTGGCTCGAGTCAGCACCATATTCGTCGATGATCTGCTGATAGACCGCTTTGTCCGTACCCTCGACGGTACGCGCATCCACAATCTTGGTATTCCAAAAGTCACGCTTGGAGTTGTGGCATTCGTAGAAGTAGCCGGTATTTCTGCGCGGGTTTGAGAACGCCAACCAAAAGCGGTTAGGCGTGTTCTCAGTAAAGAAGCCAGCAGTCACCGCCCAAATAGCATCATCAATACCAGAGGCCTCATCAAAGATCACCATCACGCCATCATAGTTGTGGACACCGGCATACGCATCAGGGTTCTCGCTTGACCACAATCTGCCCTCCACCGACCAATAGCGTGTGCCTTTCTTTAAATCACGCTCGACCAGTTCTGTAATCCACTTGGCGGGCATGAGGCGGGTTGCGCTGACTTCAAACCAATGGCTGTTTAAGCTCATGGCAAGCCACTTGGTAATCTCTGCCCAGGTGACTGATCTTAGCTGCGACTCTGAGTTTGCCGAGATGATGGTCGTAGAACCAATGCGTGTGGACAACATCCATAGCGTTAGCCAACTGACCAACGCCGACTTGCCAATCCCGCGGCCTGAGGATGTTGCCATCCTGAACGTGTCGAAGTCAACCTTGCCGCCGTTCTGCTTAATGTGGGCGGTCAGGTCAGACAGCACTTCGCGCTGCCATTTGCGGGGGCCGGAGAAGTGTTCTAGCGGTGTGCCTTTTTGCCCCCACGGAAACGCGTACAAAACGAACGCTAGTGGGTCATCCTTGATCTTGGGTGACCAAAGCGCCGACATTAGGCGCATCTCTTCGGCGGCGCTGTACTGTGTCGTTTGCATCCGTGGGTTCCATATCTATAGTTAACCGCGCTTCGGCTTGTTCAAGCGCCGTGATGATGCTGATCTGTTGCGTCACATCGACCTGCACTTGCTGTTTGGCAACCCAGTCATGTTTGTGTCGCAAGAACTCCAACGCCATCTTAGCGTCGCCCGCTAACGCCGCGTCACGCACAACTTGCGACATCTCAGCTTCGGATGTCGCGCGGCCTTGCATGACAGCAAGTTCGACAACTGGGTCTAGCTGGCAGAGCTTGCGAAACTCTTCGGGCATCATGCCCGCTTTAAGCGCTAGAGCGTCGTTGGACAGCCCAAGACGCGCGGCCTCATAGACGCGTTGCAAACGCGACTCGGTGGCGCGGACTTCGCGAGGTGTGAAGTGTAGAGATAGCATTTTGCAATTG